GTTCCCGATGAAAAATAGTGTAACCACCGTTTTACGGTACAAGTTCCGAAGAAAAGCATATTTTCACGGCACACAAACGGGAACATCTCACGGGAACGGCGAAAGCCCCATAAGCACCAAAGCAAGCAGGCAGTCTTGTTCCTATGTTCCTGTCCTTTCATATATATCGAAAGAAGTAGAAATAAAGGACATCAAGCACGCAATACACGCATTTACGCACGTAAAGGACTTTTCGGGTTTTGAGAACACAGGAGGTTGTTATGCGTGAGAAAACGATAGAAGAAAAACTTGTAAAGATTACTCGTTCAATGGGCGGTCTTGCATTGAAATTTTCAAGTCCCGGTTTTGATGGAGTGCCTGACCGCCTGGTACTCCTTCCTAAAGGCAGAACCGCCTTTGTTGAGATGAAAGCACCGGGCAAAATGCTCCGCCCTCTGCAGGTAAGGCGAAAAAGGCAGTTGGAAGCACTCGGCTTTTCGGTGTACTGCATTGACGGTGTAGAGCAGATTGGAGGGATACTCAGTGAAATACAATCCTCATAACTACCAGGCTTATGCTACCGACTTTATACTTGAGCATCCCGTATCAGCTGTATTTTTGGACATGGGTCTTGGTAAGAGCATAATCACGCTTTCCGCAATATTCGACCTCTGCCTTGACAGCTTTCTTGTTCGCAAGGTTCTGGTAATCGCTCCTTTGCGTGTTGCCAGAGATACCTGGCCTGCGGAGATACACAAGTGGGATCATCTGCGTGGACTGACCTACTCGGTGGCTGTCGGCTCGGAAACGGAACGCAAGGCGGCTCTTAGGCAGAAGGTCAGCGTGTACATCATAAACCGTGAGAATGTTCAGTGGCTTATCGAGGAGAGTGGCATCCCGTTTGACTATGACATGGTGGTCATCGATGAGCTGTCCTCCTTTAAGAGCTATCAAGCTAAACGATTCCGCAGTCTTATGAAAGTCCGTCCTACGGTCAAACGCATTGTCGGGCTGACGGGAACTCCCTCCTCCAACGGTCTTATGGATCTGTGGGCGGAGTTTCGTATCCTTGATATGGGGAAAAGGCTCGGACGGTATATAACCCATTACAGAAATGCCTACTTTCAACCGGACAAGCGAAACGGCCAGGTGGTGTTCAGCTATAAGCCCCTGCCCGGTGCGGAGGAAAAAATCTACGATGCCATTTCCGACATCACCATTTCCATGAAAGCGGCAGACCATCTGCAGATGCCGGAATGTGTTATAAACGAGGTGAAGGTCACGCTTTCCGAAAAAGAGCGTAAAACCTACGATTCGATGCGCTCGGAACTGGTCGTTTCCCTCGGTGGTGAGGAAATCGATGCCGGAAATGCTGCGGCACTTGCAAACAAGCTGTCTCAGATGGCAAACGGTGCTGTCTACAATGAGGAACGGCGTGTGTTTCCGATTCATGACCGCAAGCTGGACGCACTGGAGGATCTCATCGAAGCCGCCAACGGGAAACCCGTCCTTGTGGCGTACTGGTTCAAGCACGACTTGGAGCGAATCTCCGAATGGCTGCATAAAAGGCATATTCCGTTCAGCCTTCTGGACGATTCCGACAGTATCCGCAGATGGAACAGCGGTGAACTGCCAGTGGCACTCATCCACCCGGCTTCTGCCGGTCATGGGCTGAACCTGCAGGCTGGCGGCTCGACCCTCATCTGGTTCGGGCTGACCTGGTCGCTGGAGCTCTACCAGCAGACCAACGCCCGACTGTGGCGGCAAGGGCAGACCGCCGACACCGTGGTCATTCACCACATCATTGCAAAAGACACCATTGACGAGCGCATCATGACCGCGCTCCGTAAAAAAGAAAAGACCCAGACCGCACTCATCGATGCGGTCAAGGCCAACTTGGAGGGATAAGAATGGAAACCTGTTATACAAACCTCGCAAACGCTATTATTCTGGCGGCAGCGAAAGACCATCGCCGTGCGCTGCGCCGTTTGAAGAAATACCCCTGGGACAAGGATGCCGAATCCGTCAGAAAGGATTGTGAGCGGTTTTTCCGCTCCGGCTGGTTTCAGACGCTTACTTCCTTGGACGGCGAAGCGCTGATACAGAAACTCCACCGGGAGGTGTACGGCGTATGACGGCAAAGGAATATCTCAGTCAGGCGTACCGCCTCGACCAGCGCATCGATTCCAACATTGCGGAGATCACCCGCCTGCGGGAAATGGCCTGCGGCATTTCCTCTCCCTCTTGGGAGGAGAAGGTGCAGACCTCTCGCAATACGGATGCACCTTTCGTGCGGTGTCTGGAAAAGATCATGGACCTTGAAAAGGTGGTCAACAGTGAGATCGACACCCTCGTTGACTTGAAACGGCAGATCCGCACGACTATCGAGAGGGTTCCAAACACGGATGAGCAACTGGTTCTCCGCTACCGTTACATTCACAACTGCACATGGGAACAGATTGGCAATGAACTTAATGCCGATGCACGGACGATTCGCCGTTGGCACGGAGACGCTTTGCAGAAGGTTAAGGTTCCGCAGGACGCTATAAAAATCTGAAATGCGCCCGAAATGTCCTGCTTTGTCCGTAGATGTCCACCTTGCCATTGTGATATGATATAATTAGAGCAACAGAATCAAAGACAGCCTCATGGGAGCAATCCCGTGGGGCTTTTCTCATGCCCAAGGAGGTGAAACGATGCCGAAGAAACCGTTGCGACCCTGCTCTCATCCCGGCTGCCCCAACCTCTGTGAAGGACAGTTTTGCGAACAGCACCGTGTGGAGGAGCGCCGCAAGTACGACAAATACAAGCGCAGCTCCGATGTCAACCGCAAGTATGGCAGAGCGTGGAAACGCATCCGTGACCGCTATGCGGCGGAGCATCCCCTCTGTGAGATGTGCCTCAAGGAAGGTCGGCTGACTCCAGTGCAGGAAGTTCACCACATCCTGCCCGTTTCCAAAGGCGGCACTCACGCAAGGGACAACCTCATGAGTCTCTGTCAGTCCTGCCACACCAAGATCCATCACGACCTCGGCGACCGGTAGGGGGATAAAAATCTCCGGGACCTTTACGGTCGGGCAACGGCCCGGGGTCACGTGTGCGAAAAAGGCGAAATCAAAAGGGTAATTAAAGGCAGCGGCCTGTCTGCCACCGGAAAGGAGGTCACAGATGCCCACAAAATCAAATAACA